AACGCACGGGTCGTCTAGTGGTGTACGACGAAAAGCTGCTGGATCTGGGGTACGAGGTCGTTCAGGAAGAAGAAAAGCCGAAGAAGCCGACAGATGATGAAGTGTCTATCCAAGATGACATTCAAGTCAAGCTCCACAAAGAGGCCGCATGAAAGCCAAAGACGTTAAAAGAGAGGGCGGCAAGCTCATCTATCACGGCCAAGAGTTCGACGGGTTTAATAAGCCAAAGAATGCGCCAGCAGGAGCGAAGCAAAAGAAGATTGTCCTCGCCAAGAAGGGCGATGAAGTCAAACTTGTGCGCTTTGGATTACGTGGAATGGAAGATTTCACGCAGCATAAAGACCCAGAGCGCAGGAAAAACTACCTTGCTCGGTCAGCAGGAATCAAAAACAAAAGCGGTCAGCCCACCAAGGATGATGTGTTCAGTGCAAATCACTGGGCTAGAAAGGTACTTTGGTAGTATAAATGGCAACATTTCAAAATGTAATGGACGATGCTCGGGTATTGCTCAATGACCAGATCACTGACTTAAACCCAGACCCTCGATATACGGAGGCCCAGTTGATGAGCTACGCTCGCTCGGCGTTAATCGAGGCTCGCCGAGTCAGGCCAGATCTGTTCTTGTCGAACCTGACCACGTCGTTTGCTGCTTACACAGCGGCATCCACGATTCCAATCTCTGACGACTACCTACTTTCAATGGTGGACTATGTTGTCCATAGAGCGGAGTTGAGAGATGACGAGTTTGCGGTGGATGGCCGGTCTTCCGCCCTGTACCAGAAATATAAGGCCAGCTTGCTGGGGATTACATGAAGACACTTGAATCATTCCTGCCAGAGATTCTTCCAGATGTTCCCGGCTGTCCCTCGGACATGGCAATCCGTGCCCTGAGAAACACGATCATCGAGTTCTGCGAGAAAAGCCTGATCCATCAGGACACGCTCGATCCTATTACCGTCTATGAGAATGTGACAGATTACGATCTGGAGCCGCCCAAGAACTACCGCATTCAGAAGATCATGAAGGCATGGTATCTTGGTCAAGAGCTTTCGCCATTGGCTCCGGACGACATTGGCCTTCCAGATGCCTATAGAACCAGCATCTCTGGCTACACAGCCAGCAAAGGCCCACCTGCCGCATACACCCAGAAGGACGTTGACACCTTTACCATCCTGCCAATACCGGATCAGAAGTATGCCAACGCTATTACAATGAGAGTGGCGCTTGTTCCCTTGAGAACAGTGACAGAGGTCGCAGACTTTCTGTTTGAAATCTGGGGAGAGACACTTGGATTTGGCACAAAAGCAAGGCTCATGCTTACCCCGGGTAAACCTTATTCAAATGCCGAGTCTGCAAACTTCAATCAGGTGCGATACACAGTTGGCCTGAATGATGCAAGACAACGTGCTGCTCGTGGCAATGTGAGATCAGATTTGCGAGTAAAGTTGAGGACACCATGACAGACAAAATCAAACTCGTTCAAGGCGACACTCGACCAGCAATTGTCTGCACAATCACTGATGAGACAACTGGTGATCCAGTTAACATCACTGGCGCAACTGTTGTCTTAAAGTTTCGTCCAACTGGTAGTACAACTCTTCAAGCAACAGTCACTGGCACTGTGACATCAGGCTCTGCTGGGCAGGTTGCTTTCTACCCAGCTTCTACTCCAGCCATGCTGACAGGGGATGCAGGAGATTACGAAGGCGAGATTGAGATCACATTCGCTGATGGTCAGATTCAAACTGTCTACGACTTGTTGAAATTCAAGATCCGTGAGGATTTCTAAATGTCTGGAAAGGTATCGGCATCTGTTCAGAATGCCAAGCCTAGATTAAGCGTCACGCTAGTTGATGCTGTTGTTGAGTCTGAGCGTGTCCTAGCGAAAGCGGACATATCAAAGATAACTCCAGTCATCACACGGTCGCAGGTCATCCCAACAGCGGCAGTGGCCTACACGATTCCTGCGGCTGAGATTGCATACATCAGTTTGTTTCTGGATGTAGAGATAGATAACACGGGGCTGTATAAGTACATACCAGAATCTGTCGTACTGGTGGATGGAAATGTAATTTCATTTACCAAATCTCCAACAGAGACAATCTCCCTTGAAGATTCACAGATAAGAGATACCTCTTTAGGTAAGTCTGAGACAGTATCGTTGTCAGATTTTCTCAGCACGTTACTGATATTTGTTCGGTTGTTTGAAGAGACAATCTCACTATCTGATGCGGCAAGAAGATCATTCAATAAAAACAATGCCGACAGTGTGGCAACCAGTGAGACTTTGGCGTTTACGTTTCAAAAGTATCTTGCTGATTCGTTTGCGCTAAACGATTTGTCGGATGTAAATGGAACAACGATTTCATTCAGTGACTTCACAAACAATGTCGTGTCCTCTTCTGACCTGATATTGTTGTTGAGCAGCAAAACAATTCAAGATTCCGTAACGTCGTCTGACAGCGGGTATCTGTTCTCTCAAAGCTATTGTGACCTGACATACTTTGCAGAAGATTACGTCGGCGAATACAGAACTTTTTAACAAGGAAGAAACATGTTTGATGAATCATTAAAAATCACAGGATCTTTGAAGATTGATGTCTTTGGTTCTGATGGCATCCTAAAAGACAGCCGTGAAGTAAAGAACTTAGTTGTCACATCCGGTAAGACATTCATTGCTTCACGTATGGTTGGAACGGCCAGCAACGTGATGAGCCATATGGAGCTAGGAACTGGAACGACTGCGGCTGCTGTTGGCGACACGACACTCGGATCTGTCATTTCTGCTTCACGCACAGCATTAACTAGCGGAACAAGTTCTACTAACGTTGTGACATATGTGGCAACCTTCCCCGCCGGAACAGGCACTGGCGCAGTAACAGAGGCAGGTATATTCAATGCCTCTTCTGGTGGAACAATGCTCTGCCGCACTGTATTCTCTGTTGTCAACAAGGGTGCTGATGATGCAATGAGCATCACTTGGACTATCACCGTATCCTAATTGGGGTAGTAAATGTCAACAATCGTCCTTCGCTCGGTTAAAGGATCTCCGTTAACCAATACGGAGGTCGATACCAACTTCAGTAATCTCAATACAGACAAGATTGAGACCATCACATCAACAGATGGATCTGTTGCGATTACATCTGCTGGAGCTACTCGTGACCTGAGCGTATCTGTCGCTTCTGCCACAACAAACGTAATCTGTCAGGTCAAGAACATGACAGGGGCGACAATCACCAAAGGCACGGCTGTTTATATCTCAGGCGCAAATGGGCAGACTCCAACAATCACCAAGGCGCAGGCTGACATCGATGCCACATCAGCTCAGACGCTTGGACTCATCACAGCAGATATTGCAAACAACGCAACAGGCTATGTAACGATCATTGGCTTGATCGAAAACATAAACACATTTGGGTATACGGATGGTCAGCAACTCTATCTAAGCCCAACCACTGCCGGAACTTTGACGGCTACCAAACCTTATGGCGGAGATCATTTAGTTTATGTAGCTGTTGTAGAACATGCTCACCCAACTCAAGGAAAGTTGTTTGTCAAGGTGCAGAACGGCTACGAGATGGACGAGTTGCACAATGTTTCTGCTCAATCTCCTATAAATGGAGAGATGCTCGTTTACAGTACAAGTGCAACCTTGTGGCAGAAGGTTTCTGCATCTAGCTCAACAGTGATTGCTGCCGCACAAGCAAACCTACAAGTCGACCCAGCAGGCACAGCCGTTGCTCTTGCAATTGCACTAGGATAAAACATGGCAAATACATTCACATCGTACGCAAACAAATCTGTCGGGACATCGGCAGCAACTGTTGTAACCATTGGCGCATCAACACAGACAACCATTATTGGCATGTCTTGCGCCAACACAACCTCCAGCCCAGTGACTGTCGATGTGTACTTTACAAGGTCTGCGGTAGATTACTATTTGGTTGATGGAGCTACCGTCCCCGTAGGTGGTGCGCTAGTTGTTGTAGGCGGAGATCAAAAAGTAGTTCTGATAACTGGTGATGTATTGAAGGTAGTTTCCTCTGCCGCAACATCTGTCGATGTCGTAACATCTGTTCTGAATATCACATGAGCTACATAGGTAACACCAACACTACACAGGGGTTTACACCGGCTGTAGATTTCTTCAGTGGAAATGCCTCGACCACAGCATTTACGTTATCTCGCCCAGTAGCTTCTGTAGCTCAGGTGCAGGCCGTTATCTCCAACGTACCTCAAGCACCGAACGCCGCATTCACAGTGAGTGGCAACACCATCACATTTACTTCTGCCCCACCCAGTGGGACAAACAACATTTATGTGTACTACACAAGCCCGATCACTCAAGTGATTGCACCGGGTCAGGGTACGGTTGGGTTAACTCAATTATCAGCAACAGGAACACCAAGCTCATCAAACTTTTTGTGTGGAAACAACACTTGGTCTTCGCTTAGCTCAACAAATCTACCATCTGGAACTGTGTTGCAAGTACGAGTAAATCAAGTGATCGGAAGAGCGACTGGTGCAAATACATTTACTTACACAACAAGTGCTTTAGGCTCGCCATCTTCTACAACAGGCAGCAAATATTTAGAAGTCGCATCTTTTGCACCAATATCAGCAACGTCCTTAATTGTTATTCAAGTTTATTCTTGCATATCTGAAGCAACTAACACATCAACTTTTGCAGGTGGTGCGATTTGGAAAAATAACACAGGCGCACCTTTATCCGTTGCCTACAACATAAATTTTACTGTTCCAATAGCTGTAGCTGGGGCTACTACTCAGGGTAATTTCAGTATGACTTACTCAGAAACAGCAGGGTCAACAACTGCTAGAACCTATAGCTGGTACGCTGGGGTTGACGGTGGGCCAAGTGTAATTAACTCTATTGGTACTGACACCAGCTTTGGTGGACAGATGAGTTCAATTATGACGGTTACGGAGATTGCCGCATGATTAGCCATAAAAACAAATATCAGGGGTGCAGCCATGCCAATAAGCACAATTGATTCGACAGGTATAGCAGCAGCGGGTATAGCGCGGTCTAATATGTACACGGGCGCAATACTGCAAGTTGTAAGCGCCACTTACAACACTGTAACCAGCACAACTTCTACTAGCTTTGTTACATCAAATTTAGCAGCCAGCATTACGCCAACTTCTTCAACAAGTAAAGTTTTAATAATTTTATCAACCACAGTTGCGACACTCAACGGAACCACAGGCATACCTGTAACTATATATCGTGGAGGAACTAATGTGGCTGGAGGAACAACACCAATTACTGATTTGGTTACAAGTGGCAATAATTGGTCGATGAGTTTTAATTACTTAGATTCTCCAGCAACTACTTCGTCAACAACTTATACTTTATATTTTAGAAGTAGTAACGGCACTATTGTTTATGCAAACGTTACTGGATATACACCCTCTTTGGTTTTAATGGAGATTGCTGCATGAGCTACATCGGTAATCAACCCATCAGTGCTGCATTCCTTACTGACACTTTCAGCGGGACAGGCTCGGCCACAGCGTTCACTATGACGCTCGCCCCTGCGTCCACAACGTCCCTGCTTGTGGTTGTGACTGGTGTTGTCCAAGACCCATCAACGTACACAGTGTCAGGGAAAGCCCTTACATTTTCAGCAGCTCCGCCTAGTGGGACAAGCAACATATCTGTTCGCTATCTTGGCGTACAAACTATCGTAAATCCCATAAATTACAGGTTCCCCTTTTATACTTACACAGGTTCATCCTCACCGATAGCCTTGCCAAATAACCAGTACCTAACGTTTTATACGCTCACAGGTACTTCCAGCAACATTTCATTGGTGTCATCATAATGGTCAGAATCGTTAAATCAATCTACAGTGGAGCCTCTGTAACTTCGTTGGGTGAGACTACCAACACAGATACATTAGATGGCCCACTCGCTGCAACGGTAACCACATTGACAGATGCAGCCACTATTGCTGTGGATATGTCCTTGTCCAATAATTTCACTATTACCTTGGGCGGGAATAGAACACTAGGCAACCCAACAGGTTTGGTGGTCGGGCAGTCTGGATCTATCTTTATTAACCAAGACGGAACAGGCTCACGAACGCTAGCGTACAGTTCGTACTGGGATTTTCCGGGCGGGACAGCTCCTGCGTTATCCACCGCAGCCGGTGCATCAGACCGCATTGATTACATTGTCCGCACATCTACCGCCATCCATGCTGTGTTTACAGCCGCCTACGCATGAGCTTACTTAACAACGCAATTATTGGCGCAGCAGGTCAGCAAGGCTACAAGATTAGCCGTAGTGTGCGTCTGCGTTCAAGTGCATCTGCATATTTCAACAGGACACCTGCAACTACAACCAATCGCAGAACATGGACGGTTAGCTTTTGGATTAAAAGAGGAAAATTATTTACAGGAACAGAGCAAGCAATTTTTGGTTCAAACAATGGAACGACTTATACAGAATTAAATTATTTTGCTTCTTCTGATGTGTTAAGAGTAAATTTGGCCGCTGGTTCTGCTACTTATACTTTTGATACGACTGCTGTGTTTCGTGACCCCTCTGCTTGGTATCATGTTGTTCTTGCGGTTGACACAACACAAGCCACATCAACAGATAGAATAAAAATTTATATAAATGGTGTACAGCAAGTAGGTACAAATACACCACCTACTTTAAATTACGATACTCAATGGAATGTGGCGCAAGCTGCATTTATTGGTTCAAGGACTGCCAGCACTTGGTTTACTGATTGTTATTTAACTGATTTTTATAACATTGACGGTCAAGCCCTGACACCATCATCGTTTGGTCAAACAAACTCTGTCACAGGCGTATGGCAACCTATCAAATACGGTGGTACATACGGCACTAACGGCTTCTATCTGAACTTCTCAGACAACAGCGCAGCCACCGCAGCGGCCATCGGCAAGGACAGCTCGGGCAACGGCAACAACTGGACACCCAACAACATCAGCGTGACTGCTGGTGCAACGTATGACTCAATGTTGGATGTGCCGACACTGTATGCTGATGGTGGGAATGGGCGAGGTAATTATGCGGTGATGAACCCATTGGATGCCTATGCGGGTGCTTTTACATTTGCTGATGGCAATCTAAAAGTCACATTTAACAGTGGAACATGGAGGACTTGCATTGCGTCTATGCGAGTGTCTTCTGGAAAGTGGTATTGGGAATCAACATTCACCTCAATTTCTGGCGCTGGTGGTTATTCGGTTGGCGTTGGCAATGAATCCACTGCTACAGCAAATAACCCATTCACTGTTGGTAATGGTGCTTTCATGTATGAAGGCATTCAAGGTTTTGTTTACAACAATGGAACACAAGTAGCGACTGTAGCAACGGCAACTACAAACGATGTCATGGGATGTGCATTAGATGCTGATGCAAAGACACTTGCAATCTATAAAAATAATTCCTTGCTTTACACCATTACTGGATTAACTGGAAGTCTGTTTGTTCCCATTTTGGCAGATAGTGCAGTTGGTGCTGCTCATACAACTATCAACTTCGGTCAACGCCCATTCAGCTACACCCCACCCACAGGCTTTGTTGCACTGAACACCCAGAACCTACCAACGCCAACTATTAGCAATGGCGCTAATCACATGGCGGCTACGACTTACGCTGGGTCAGCATCAGAACAAGTCATAAATTCAAATTTAACTTCATTAAATTTTGCGTGGATTAAAGATAGAACTTCTGCTCGTTCTCATGTTTTTGTTGATACAGTCCGTGGCGGCTCTCCAATGCTTACGCTGTATTCTGACTTAACAGCCGTAGAAGACAATATATCGCCAAATTACAACCCAACATCTATAAGTGGAAGCAGTATTACACTTGCTGGCGCAAAACTTGGAATCAACAACTCTGGCGAAAACTATGTAATGTGGGGTTGGTCTGCTGGTTCAAGCAATGTCACCAACACATCTGGCTCTATCACATCAACTGTAAGCGTGAATGCTTCTGCTGGATTTAGCGTGGTGGGGTATACAGGAACAGCAGCAAATGCCACTATTGGTCATGGTTTGGGCGTGGCCCCAAAAATGATTATTGTAAAAAATAGACAAACGGCTACAAATTGGCCTGTTTATCATTCAAGTATTGGACAAGGAAATTATTTATATTTAAATACAACCCTTGTGTCCACGGCTGACACAACCATGTGGAACAACACCGCCCCAACATCATCAGTCTTTAGTTTGGGGACTAATGGTCAGTCTAATAACTCAGCAAACACTTATGTTGCTTATTGTTTTTCAGAGGTAGCTGGCTATTCCAAATTTGGCACATGGACAAATAATAATTCCACCGACGGAACATTTATTTATTTGGGATTCCGGCCACGTTGTATTCTGTTAAAGAATACAGATAATGTGGAATGTTGGTACTCTTGGGACTCTAGCAGGCAAACATACAATATGCAGCCGCCATCTAGTAACTGGTTAAGCCCAAATTTTGCATATGCAGAAGCTGCAAATAATGCAGGTACAGCGGAAATAGACGGTTTATCTAACGGTTTCAAAATTAGAACAACAAACCCAGCCGCAGGAGAGGTTTCGTTTGGTACTCGTACCTACATCTACGCTGCGTTTGCCGAAAACCCATTCAAAAACGCTTTAGCGAGGTAACCCATGTTTTTACTCAACGGCAACCCATTACCAATAGACACACCCTTTGAAACAGAGGGTGTTCGTTATCCAGCCAACTGGCTACGCCTGTCTTCCGCTCAAGAGAAGAGTGCTATTGGAATTGCGGAGGTGGCAGACCCAGAGCCATACGATGATCGCTTTTACTGGGGACATGACAATCCAAAAGATTTAAGTATTCTCAAGTCATTATGGACATCACAAGTCAAAGATACCGCCGGTAAATTATTGGCGGCATCTGACTGGATGGTTATCCGCAAGATTGAAAGAAACGTCGATCTGCCAGCATTTACTGTGACTTACCGTGCAGCAGTTGTGACAGAGACGAACAGATTGGAAACAGATATTGCAGCTTGTGCTGATGTTCCAGCACTGATTGCTGTAGTTTCTACACAGGCTTGGCCGGAGGTGAATAATGGCATTAACTAAAGTAGCTTCTTCAATGGTTGGCGATGGCAGCGGACAAGCATTTAATCCGTCAGTCCCAATTTATGAAAACACCAAAGTAGTGGCTATCAGCTATACCATCACGGCTGGATCATGTGCCCACTCTGTTGGGCCGATCACACTGAATGCTGGTGTCACAGTAACTATTCCAGCGGGATCACGCTGGGTTGTTCTTTAAGGAATTGAAATGGCTGGATTTGCTTTAGCAGGAGATACATCAGGGCAGATTGCATTAAATGCTCCTGCCGTTGCGGGTACAAACACAGCAACGCTACCAGCGGCTACTGGCGAGCTTTCTATGCTCGGAGGTAGCGGTCAAACTTGGCAAGATGTTACTGCAAGCAGGGCTGGCGGTACAACATATACAAACTCTACCGGAAAGCCAATCCTTGTCATAATTACAGTAGTTAACAATGCGTCATTTCAAACGGATTACACTGTAACAGTTGCTGGGGTTGTGTTATTAAGATCGTATGTTCTTACCGCAGCTCAACAGACAAGTGCCTATATGCCATCAACCGTTATTGTGCCAAATGGGTCAACCTATTTATTAACAATTACAACAGGCACACTCAACAAGTGGGTCGAACTTCGTTAAGGATAATCATGTCAGCAATTGTTTTAACCTCTGAGACGCTGATCGCTACACCAGCCGCAGGGAATATTGAGTATTCAAGCCCGATCATAACAGCCACAACCATTGGCACACAACGAGGAATTATTCCGACTGAGCAGTATTACAGACTTAACTCAGCAGTTGTCGGCACTCAAGTCACTACCGCACAAAGCATATTTGGTGTTGGCGTTACGCTGTCAGCAAGCACTGCGTACGAGTTTGAAATGATTTTTGCGTTAAGTAAATCTGCTGGCATAACATCAAATACAGTAGGTTTTGGGTTTGGTGGAACAGCAACATTAAATAACATTTTTTATCTTTCTAGTGGAAGCGCAATGACTTCCGTTACATCTGCCGCATCTATAGGCTCATCTTATGGATCATTTGCAATAGTAGCATCGAATGTAAACACAAATATGGTAACAACAAGTGCTGCTGTAACTTGGACTGTAATTTTAAAAGGCACAGTATCAGTTAACGCTGGTGGAACATTCATCCCGCAGTACACACTATCAGCTGCACCCGGCGGAGCATACTCAACAGTTGCTGGTAGTTTTATAAAAATTGCACCAATTGGTGTGGCTGGATCTAATACCCGTGTTGGAACTTGGAGTTAATCATGGCAACAGTAATTGATGGTTCAGCAAGTGTCACGATAAATAATGGTGCGGTACTGGGGATTAACTCTGGTACTGTCGTTACTCCGACAAGTGGAACAGCGGTTGTTTTTACGGGAATACCATCTTGGGCGAAACGTATCACCATCATGATGACTGGTGTTACATATTCAACAACTATTTCAATGAATATGCAGATAGGTTCTGGTTCTGTATCTACTAGCGGGTATACAAGTGTTGGTTCAGCAGTTTTGCCAGCATCAGTTACTGGTGTATCTACTGGTTCTGGAACAGGTATTGCAACTCATGGTTCGTATACTGGCCCAGTATCCGGTCAGTTTGTCTTTACTCTATTAAATTCAGCCACAAATTTGTGGTTAGGCTCAGGGTCTATTGCATATTCTGGTCAACCTACTGTACAAACAGCTACAGGATATATCGCACTTGCTGGTGCATTAGATAGAGTTCAAATTAACACAGTCGCTGGTACAGCTACTTTAAGTGCTGGCTCAATCAACATTTTTTATGAAGGCTAAACGATGACGCACAGAATCGTAGTAAATGTCCAGACAGGTGAAGTTACTCAAGTTGAGTACACCCCAGAAGAACAAGCAATCCATGATGCGGAAGTAGCGTCTCAGACAGCCGAGGCGCAGGCCTCAGTAGAAGCGCCACAAACCCAACAGATACCAGATAATCCCCCACAAGGAGAGTAACAATGGCTCAACAGAAATTTACCAACAATGCAGTAGCCACGCTATCTGCATCTATCAACAGCACAGCCACCACGATTACAGTTGCCTCCGGACAGGGCGCTCTGTTCCCCACTCTGTCAACAGGCGATTATTTCTACGCCACCATAATTGACTCTAGTAACAATATTGAGATTGTTAAAGTTACAGCCAGATCGACAGATTCATTAACAGTTGTTCGTGCTCAAGAGGGAACAACAGGTAGATCTTTCATTGGTGGAGACAACATCTCTCTGAGAGTAACAGCCGCTGGCTTGAACAACTTTGCTGGTCAGGACAAGAATAATACGTTCTCTGGAACAAACACATTCTCCGGAACAAACACTTTCAGCAGCACCCTTACTATTTCAGGAGCAGCGACTGTTTCTGGGACTCTGGCTGTACCAACCCAATCGTTTGGAGACAATGACACGTCAGCCGCATCAACTGCTTTTGTTCAGGCGGCACTAGCGGCAATGTATCCAGTTGGATCTATCTATACAAATGCAACTGATAGCACCAATCCGGCAACACTACTTGGCTTCGGCACGTGGACTGCATTTGCCGCTGGTCGAGTCATGGTCGGCCTTAACGCAAGTAATTCACTATTTGATACCGCAGAAGAAACCGGAGGTAGTGCTGATGCTGTTGTCGTAAGCCACACGCACACTGCGACAGTGACAGACCCGGGACACACCCACACACATAATGCCAACATTAGTAGCCAACAGAACTTAGCTGGAGGCGGCTCAAACACTGTCTCCCTTTCACTTGCAACTATCAATTCCGCATTTACAGGCATCTCTGTTTCAAACAGTACCACTGGTGTAAGTGGTACAAATGCAAATTATCAGCCATACATTACTGTTTACATGTGGAAAAGGACTGCGTAATGGAAGACCTAGAAAGAAACTTTGCTGTGCATGAGGCTGTTTGCGCCCAAAGATATGACGCTATACAGAAGTCTCTTGCTGATGGCGATAAACGCATGACAAAGATTGAGTATCTTTTGTACGCTGTAATTGTCGTAGTTCTGTTTGGGCCGGGTGTTGCTGCTGAGTTTGTGAAGAAATTCTTAGGGGTCTGAAATTGATCCGATCTCACTCCTCTTTGCTGCAAATGCTTGCGTTGCCGCCATCAAAGAAGGCTGTGAGTTATACAAGCAAGCAAAGACATCTTTCATGGAGGTTAAGGCTACTGTTGACGAAGCTATCGGAGTCGGAAAAGAAATCTATGGCTTCTGGGGGAAGCTGGCAAAACTCTTTGGCGGCGCACCAAAACCGTCCCCAGCCAAGCCTGTGGCGAAAAAGAAAGACAAATACGTCGCTGTTGACGAAACGCAGGTCATGGTTGGAGTTGTCAAGAGTCTTACAGAATTCTTCAAACTACAAGAACAACTAGCCGCACACATTAGGGAGGAAGAGGAGAAAAGCCGTAACGTCTTTAACCCTGACCAGAACCAAATGGAAGCCGCATTGAAGCGGGTCATGGCGATGGATCAGATGGCGGCCTTGGAAGTGACAATCAGAGAAACGATGGTCTATCAGTCACCGCCAGAGATGGGGGCTTTATATTCCAAAGTGTTTGAGATGCGAGATGTGATTGCCGCTGAACAAGAGGCGGCCAGATTAGCGCAAGAACAGCGGGAAAGAAGATTGAGATGGCAACGTCACCAAAGGGAGGCGGATCGAAACCTAAAGGCAGGAGCGGCAATCTTAACCCTAATCCTTATCGCATACCTGTGGACATGGTTCCTGTGGCTCAGCCAGTGGAGGACAGCGTAATGGGCGTAGTTGGGTGGGTAATGGCCGTCATTTTGGCGGCTTTCATGCTGCCAATACTTGCATTCTTGTATCTCGATATATTGGAGGCCAAGCATGAAGTAAAGCAACAGACTGAACAGATTGAAAAACTTAGACGACAGATAGAGAGGAGAGAACGTGACAAGAAGCCTGATACTTTTGCTGACAATCCTTTGTTTGACAGGGTGCGAAGACCGCTTTCGCTACCCATGCCAAGATCCAAAGAATTGGGAGACCCCTGATTGCAAGCCACCAATTTGCACTGCAACAGGCACATGCCCTGAACAACTCACAACCCCAGAAAAGGAGAAGAAATAATGCCAACCGTCGTTATGAATAAATCAAACCGCATGACCGCCGAGGAAATCGAGGTCAGGATTTGGGCAATTGTGATCTTCTCCTTGACAATGATCTTGCTTGGATCTGTTGCCATGTTCTTGTACAGCGTTTCATTTGTGACTCAGCCTATGTCAGGTATGGCTGCGATTGACAAAGTCTATACCCAACAGATCAATACCATCATGGTATTTATTACTGGCGTATTAGGTGGCGTAGCTGGACGTTCTGCTGTGTCAGCCAGTGCCAAAGCAATTGCTAAGGCTGACGCAGACTCTGACAATGAGCCTCCTGCCCCATGAGCATATTCAATCCATACGTCCTGCTTGGCATTGTTCTGTCCATTCTGTCGGCTTTTGGCGGCGGATACTTCAAGGGCAAGCATGACGAGACAGTCAGACAGCAGTTGGAGATTGCCGCCCTTAACGCTCAAGCTCGGGCAAAAGAACAGGCGCTGATCTCCGCTGTCTCCACTCAAGCATCCAAACTTCAGAAGGCTAACTACGATGCGAAACTTGCTGCAAAAGAGCGTGACACTGCTATTGCCTCTGGCAATCTCAAGCTGCGGGTTCCTGTCAAAACCCCCGTCTGCCCCATACAAACCGCCGGAGATACCTCCGCTTCCACCGGAAATAGCGTTCAAGCAGGAGCCGAACTTGACCCAGCGACTGCTCAATCTCTTGTCGCCATCACCGACCAAGGAGACGCAAACACCCGCCAACTCAACGCCTGCATCGATGCCTACAACACCGTCTACCAAACCCTAAGGAGTAAATAATGCAACTCAGCCCCAACTTTTCCCTGCACGAATTGACCAAGTCAGAGACGGCCTTGCGCCTTGGCTTGGACAACACACCAGAAGATGACGCTATCGAAAACCTACGTGTATTGTGTGAGAAAGTATTACAACCAGTCCGTGACCATTACGGCAAAGGCGTGAAGGTGAACTCAGCCTATCGCAGTCCAGAGAGTAATGCGGCAGTGGGCGGATCAAAAACCAGTGACCATTGCAAAGGCCAAGCAGCCGATATTGAAATTCCGGGCGTAGCAAATGCTGACTTAGCGCAGTGGATCATGGATAATCTGGAATATACACAGTTGATTCTTGAGTTCTATACACCGGGAATTCCTGACAGCGGCTGGGTACATGTCAGTTACGATCCAAACAACTTGAAGAAGCAGGAATTAACTGCCACCAAAGTTGCTGGGAAGACGACCTACTTGAACGGATTGGTTGCTTAAATGGCTGGACTGAAGTTATCTGCTTTTGCTGGTATAGCCCCGAGGGTTGGCGTAGCTTTGTTGAAAGACAATGAGGCTGAGACAGCAATCAACACCAAGCTATATAGCGGAGAACTTCGCTCATGGAATAAGCCAAACGAAGTTGCTGGGGCTAACAACATCGTGGCTAACGCCATGTCAATCTATAAGCACAAAGACGCATCGGGTGGAGATTTGTGGCTTTCATGGACAACAGATGTGAACGTTGTTCCAAGCCCAATTTTCGATACCGGCCAAAGTCCAATCTATTACACAGGCTCAGGCACACCAAAGAAAACAAACTCAACTCTATCTGAAACAGGTTCTTCTCCATACCCCGGAGATTATTACGAGATGGGTGTGCCTGCGCCAACATCAGCTCCAAGCGTTTCTGCTGCTGGTGGCTCTGGCACAGCAGAGAGTCGTGTATATCTGTTCACCTATATATCACTCTTTGGAACAATCGAAGAAGAGTCTGCTCCATCTCCTGCGTCATCTGTTATATCTGTTCTACCGGGCGGCACTGTGACTGTATCTGGATTGGGGACAACAGCACCTGCTGGCGACTACAACATAACAACAAAGAGAATCTACCGTGCAGTGTCCGGAACAAACAGCACTATCTATTTAAAGGTAGCTGATGTCTCCATTGGAACAGCATCGTATTCAGATACAAAAACCGCCACCCAGTTGGGCGTTGCCTTGAGTTCGTCTAATTACAACCCGCCGCCATCTGACTTGCAGGGCATCTCCTCAATGGCAAACGGCATTTTGGTTGGGTTCAGAGAAAACGAAATTTACTTTTCAGAACCGTATATCCCGCATGCTTGGCCTGCTGAATACTCACTAACTGTTGAGTACCCAATTGTTGGTATCGGTTGCTTTGGAGAATCTGTTGTTGTTGCTACGCAGGGCAATCCATTTGTCATTAGCGGATCAACGCCACAATCAATGTCTCAGGCAAAGATCCCATTGTTTGAGCCTTGCGTCTCCAAGAGATCAATTGTTTCTGATGACACTGGCGTTATGTATGCATCGCCAAACGGCATTGTAAAAATTGCTCAGGGTTTTGCTGGACTAGCTACAAATGGATTGTTCACTCGTGATGAGTGGCAGCGCAAGAAGCCATCCACCATGCTTGGCGCTATTCTTGATGGAGCGTATTATCTGTTCTGGGAAGATATAACAAATGAAATTCAACGATGTCTAATCCTAGATAGGAATGAAGTAGCCTCTGCACTGACAGAGACATCTGTTTACACAAAAGCATCTTTTGTAGATCCGACATCAGCCCAGTTGTACTTTTCTATAAATGATGAGATCAATGAGTGGGAGGGGAACTCAAATAGTTATTTGTCTTACGAGTGGCTATCAAAACTGTTTATTCTCCCAAGGCCTTTGAACTTCTCTGCCTTGCAGGTAGAAGCAAACTTTGAAGACGTTGACCTTGCTAATGCCTTGATCGCAGAGAACGCAGCAGTAGTCGCAGCAAACCAAGCATTGTTTTCATCTGGTGCTGATTTAATGGCGGCATTAAATGCACACGTTGTTAACAGCATGTACGTCAACGGCTCATTGATGGCAGAAACTCCTGATGAGGTTTCTAGTAGATTCATTCAAATATCTATCTACTGCAATGGGACTTTGGTCACTACAAGACAGATTACAGATAGGAATGCATATCGACTTCCATCTGGCTTCAAGGGTGACCGCTGGCAATTCAAGGTAACTGGCAACGTTCCGATCAAAGCAATTAAATTTGCTGAGACCGCAAAGGAGCTTGCCGAGTTATGAGAAAGCCAGCCATCCCCAGCCTGTTACCTATTAAAGATGCATCTCTTGCGGCTGTATTGGCTCCGATGAAAGAGAACATTGAGATCATCAATGGCAGCCGTGAAGGGTTGTTGACTACATTACCAACAGATGCGACGCTTGCTCAGGCAGTTGCAAAGATAAACGAAATCATCATCAGGCTGAACTTCCATGAATGACATAGAGTTTTTAAGATATGCAATGCGTGACGACATGGATGCCGTAGGTCTTGTGCTTTCTGTTGTAAAGATAACTGATATATGGGACAACCTGATTGACAAAGACAAGCCAGTAACAGACGAGGAAATCAACCAAGTCTTTTGGATGATGCTTGTTGAGATGCCGAGGAACCCAGCATTCCGCAGGTATCAACTGGACATCACCACTGTAATGAGCACTGGAATAATTAACTGGCACGTTGCCAATAAATTGCAGACTGGCGACGATCATGCAAAACAGATTGCCCACGTTATTCGCTATTCAATATCAGACATCGCTTTGTATTTGGCATCAGCAATTGGTGGTGCTGAATGGGCGGCGGAAGTTGGCCCCGAGCTTCGACTACGCTCTCAGAAGGATAAGTTAGAAAACTTTATGAAGGAAATGAAATGAAAGTCAAAACCAAGAAACAGCTTGCTCAAGCAAAACTTGACTTCCTTATAGAACAGGGCGGGGCATGTGCGGCATTAGCTTGCCATTTTGATCTTGGTGGAGATAGTCCACCCGACACAAATCCCGGACAGATTGCTGCCGCTGAATCTGCAACTGAAGTAGGCAAGATGCAAAGAGATACTGCGATGGAGTATTTGAACTTCTCTAAAGAGCAGTATGCAGATTTCAAAGACGACCTGAAAGAGATTGCTCAGGCTCAAAAGAAGATCATGTCGGATACTGCTGCCCGTGGTGAGGAGTATGCAGCCTACGAGCGGGAGACATTCCGCCCACTGGAGAAGCGCCTTGTCTCTGAAGCCGAGGCATATGCAACTCCCGCCAAGCAAGAGGAACTGGCATCTCAAGGTATGGCTGACGTGGCTCAGGCTTATCAGATGCAACGCCAGCAGGCTTTGGACACAATGGCGAAGTACGGCATCAATCCGAACTCAGCAAGATTTGCAGCCATCAATGCTCAGCTTGGTCAAGGCGAAGCTGCTGCCCGTGCAGGCGTAGCCACAAAGTCAAGGATTGCCGCAGAGGAGATGGGCCGTGCCCGTCTGTATGACGCTGCCGCCCTTGGCCGTGGCTTGGCTTCAAACGCCACATCAGCCGCAGGAACCGCAGTGGCCGCTGGAACATCGGCAGGCGGATCTTTCCAAGCTCCGGGTGAATACATGAGCAAGTCTTATGGACAGACTGGACAGATGCTTGGTGGAGCCTCTTCATCTTTTGGAACAGCAGGAAACATCTACGGCCAAGAGTTCAACTCTCGCATGCAGGGATATAACGCTCAACAACAAGCCAAAGGCGACATGATGAGTGGAGTAGGTAAGGCTGTTGGTATGTGGGCTGGTGGCGGATTTGCAATGCCGTTTGCCGATGGCGGAGAAACAAAACGCCTTGGACGCAAAGGGAAGGTATCTGGCCCCGGTGGGCCTGTCGATGACAAGATACCTGCCATGTTATCTGACGGTGAATATGTCTTGCCAGCAGACACAGTTAAGGCCATCGGTACAAAGAAACTAGACAAGCTGGTTAAGAAAACACACACGCCTGCCGCAACTCAGCGCCGTCGGGCACTTAACAAAGGGAGCGCATGATGGCAACAGGATTAGGTGCATTGATTTCTGGAGGCGTAGAAGGCTATCAGACAGTCAAGGAGATGCAACGCAAGGAAGCATTGCAAAAGAGAGAAGATCAACGCTTTGCAATGGAGCAACAGCGTTTTGATATAGAGAAGCAGAGATCAGAGCGTGAATTGGAGCAGCAGAGATTGGCTGACGAGGCCAAGAAAGAAGCTCTTTCCGTTATGGATGACGCAAAGTATGGACGTGGTGCGTTTGCAAAACTAGCAGACCCAACAAAAGTTCAGGCAGTCCAGCAGGCTACTCAATCTGTCGAACAGAAAGCAGGTACAAGTTATGACAGAGCGGAGGCCCGAAGACTCGGCAGACCTATCGATGAGACCCAGACAGCCTCGGTTACTCCGCAAGAAGAGAACATCTTCAAGCAGGGTGGTGAGGGTTTGTACGCAGACCAGCGTGCTGCTGACAACTTGAAGTACCAGTTGATTGGCGAAGCAATGAAGAAGTCGCTCATCAATAAAGGTGATTTTGGTCAAGCCATGCTGGTTGACAGAGACATCAAGAAGATGGAAGAGGAAGGCTACGAGCTTCAGCGCAAGAAAGCTGCGGCTCTTGTTATGGCTGGCGCTGCTCCAGAGCAGGTGGTTCCTGCACTTCAAAAGGTCTATGGTTTTATTGATGATGGCAAATCTATCGACCCAAAGAAAACTACCTTTGATGCAAAGACCAACACATACAACATAGCTGTTGTAGATCAGAAAACGGGCGAGGTTTCGACACGTCCAATGAATCAACAATCTATGCTGTCTGCATTGAATCAACTCAACCCTGCTCAAGTTCTTGATCTGAATATCAATTCAGCACGTCGTGCTGAAGATCTGGCGACAGCGGCAGCTAACCGCAAAGAAGATATTCTGCTTAAAAATCGTGAGCTTGACATTAAGAATAAAGAAGCTGGTGCTACGCTGGCATTCAGAAGCGCACAGATGACTGCTTTGCAAGATCAAGTCAAAGGTGCAGATGCAAAAGCCAAGGCAGAGACCATAGACAAGAGCTTCCCTTATGCTGACAAGGTGTATTCAGCAACCGACTTGGTTGGTAAAACAGATGCAGAAAAAGAACAACTAAAGGGCATGGTTGCAGCGGACACAAGATCAAGAAACTATGCTGTTGGCTTGGCTTCTCTGAATCCAAAGATCGATCCAAGGATTATCATTGGGGCAGCAAAAGCTGCGTCAACGACATACCCGAATCTTCAAAAAGACAAGTCAGGTCGCAGCTACTTCAGCTACGGTGGAAGTCAAATCTACATAGATTAAGAGGCAACAATGGCAACAGGTCTGTCTTTACTTGGGTTGGATGACAAAGAAGAAAACCCTCTTTTTCTATCCAAAGAGGAGGCGCTGTCCACTGATGTTCTTCCACGCTCAAGAGGTTTTGAGCCTGCGCCAAGAACAGCTTTGGCCGTCCCATCTTCATCAGCTACTCCAACACCTGCGGGTGAGGAAAGAATGTCACTGGCAAGCATCCTTGATGCAAAGCTGAGTGCGCCTGTACCTCAGACCACTGGTGATCTAGCTGCTCCTGCTGAAGAAAAACGACAGAGCCTATCCAGTATCTTGGATTCAAAATTTGGAGTGACAGTTCCTTCGACAGAGCCTGCTGCAAAGCCTGCCGAAGAGACGGGCGACTTCCTTCGGGGTGGCGCAACAGCACTGGGACAGACACCAGCACTGGCATATGGTGCACTTGGACTAGCCGGAGCCGCTGGTGAGAAGGTCTTTGGAGAGGGTGGGTCAATGTCCTCCCTCAAGAAGTTTGGTCTCAATGAGTACCAGACCAGAATGAAAGAGATTGGCGCAACAGCCAAAGATACAGATGACGTAACCAAGGCTTGGGCAAGAGCCAAGCAAGGAGACCTTGGTGCGCTGGTTGACTGGGCGCAGTATGGCGTTGGCTACCTTGGCGGAAATATTGTTGAGACTGTTGCTACATCTGCTCTTGGCGGTCTGGTTGGTGGTTTTGCTGCTGGCCCTGCCGCACCTGCTGGTGCTGTAGCTGGTGCTGCCACTGGTGTGGTTGCTAGAGATGCTGTCAAGGGTGTGACCAAGAACCTCATCGAGGGCATGGTCGCCAAGGAAGCAGCTCGTCTGGCAGAAAAGGCTGGCGTTGAGACAGCAACAGATGTAATGCTGAAAGAAGCCACAAAGAATGTGGCAAAGAGCATTGGCTCTGGCGTTGCGCTGGCTGGCTCAAGCATCATCAAAGAGACGGGTGGAATCTATGGTGAAGCTGAAGAGCAGGCGACCAAAGAAGGGCGTGAGCTATCGAGTGGAGATTTGGCTCGTGTCTTTGGTTCCGGCGTACTGGCTGGTCTGTCTGAGTTTGCAACAGATAAGCTGGGTCTTGAAGCTGCGGCTGGAAGGATAAAGATACCGGGTGGCGGTAGAACTGGCCGGGCGCTGATCGGTGGTGCAGCCGGTGTTGGTGCAGAAGGCGGGACAGAACTGTTCCAGACGGCTGTTGAACGTTTTGGCGCAGGGAAAACCCTGACTGGTGAAGATGCCATGAACGAGTACATCAATGCATTTGCATTGGGCGGGCTGGGTGGCGGCACAGTCGGCGCAGTAGTTGGCGCATTCCGTGATGGTAAAGCATCAGCAGATAGAGTGCGACAGATTCTGGATCAGGCCAAAGCTGACATGACTTCTGACGATGGCCGTCAGGAATTGTTCGACGCAATGTACGACGATCCAAAGATTGGCGCAATTCTTCAGGCCAACAACATTGAATCTGGAGACGACCCAAGATTCCAAGATGTCATCATCAAGGCACTGGCAACACAGCGCATGTTGGTTGACTTAGAGGCTCCAACTCCTGAAGTCAGAGCTGAAACCAGAAAGCAGCGTGAGGCAGACATTCTTGCCGCATTTGGTGAGACGGCATCTACGGCAGTGGGCGGAAACACTGGTGCAATAGAGCCTGTTATCCAACGATCCAGCGTCACTCCTAATGAGGATACACGTACTCTGGAGGGCGAGGCTCAGCCGGTAATTCTCCCAGAGACAACAGGTGGTCAGGCCGGTACAGTGGCTCTCTCTCCTGAAGATTTGGCTGCCAGACGGGAAGGCTTCGAGCCGCTGGTTGGAATCCAGACAGAGGCAGGCCCTGTCGCAAACAGATTCTCTTTAGTCATAGATGCCGTGGAGTTTTTGGAAGGAAAGCTAGACCAAAAGACGCAGCAACGCACTGGTGGTTACGCTCAGGCCGTCTTAGATAAACAAGGTCTTGAGGCAAGAATTCGTCGGGGTAAGCAATCCGCAGCCGAAGGCGGTAACACGTTCTACTTTATCGAGACACGCAAGAAGCCAACAGAGGCAGCTCCGGTAGTAACAGCTCCAGCTCCGGCGGTAACGCCTGCCGCTCCGGTAGTAACGCCTTCCGTCACCCCAACAAAGGGCAAGAAAGCCACCATCCCTGCACTTACACCAGAGGAAGAGCAGCAACAGATTCCGCTTCGCACTAGAGCAGAGGAAATAGCAAACGAGTTGGAGACATTGGGCGGAGACAAGAATTTAATTCAAGGTATCCGCTCCACTGTAGCCAACAAATCCCGCATTCAGAATAACGATTTCTATGAAAGCAAGCTGGCTGAACTGAAAGCACTCAAAGGAGTTGGAGTGCAGAAGGTGACAGAGCAGCGTAATCTGTCTGCATACCTCTCCAGCAGCAAACGAGATCAAGGTCGCTACAACGAATACATTGGCAATGCAGACATAGGCCCATTCTTGCAGTCGGCCAATGACGCTATTCAACAATTGACCACATTCATCAACAACCTTGGATACGCTGTTGCTGATGTGAATAATGCGACTCCTGACAAACGTGCATTGTTTGCCAAGAACCTCATGTCTCAGATTGCTGGCTCAACATCTAGGATGCTGTTGAAGCGGGAGGCATTTGACAAGAAATATAAGAGCGCAAACCTTGAGCAGAAGAACAAGTCCCTTGTGGATTTGCAAAAAGATCTTGTCGCAGCGCAAGAGTATTTAACCAAACAGGGAGAACCAAATGCCACTCAAACAAGGCAAGTCACAGAAGGTGGTCAGCCAAAACGTGAAGACACTGGTGGAGGACTTCAAACGGTCGGGGAAAATCGGAACGTCACACCCCAAGAACAAACAAACGGCAGTGAAACAGGCGGTAGCAATAAGCCTGTCGAAGGCGGGGCGCAGCCGCAAGAAGTAAAACCAGCAGTCGACCCTGCATTACAGGCTCGCATCAAAGACCGAATCAACAAGGCATACGAAGAGAGTGGCCTTGACTTGGAAGATGTGGTCAAGCTAAACAAGATGGTCGATGATGGCGATTTGGCTGGGGCAGTCGCACAGATGAAGAAGATTGTTGAAAACAATCTGGGTGCGGGTGCTGGCGCTAGGTTCAGCATGAGCAGGGAGCAACAGACCACCACTACCGGAAGGGATTTTAGCTATGCCAAGCTCAAAACGGTTGACGATCTCAACAGCGAAGTCAGAGCCTATCTCAAAAGACAAGGCAGCACCGGAACCTTCACGGCGAAAAGAGTTCCTCTGGGCGATATTGTTGGAAAGGTTCCCGGCATCTCTGCCGTCCAACGAGTTGCCGCTCTGTTCGGAAAAAAGCCTGTCTATTTTGCAGTGGAGGAAGGAAGTATCAATGACTTCGACGGGGCAGTCCTTTCGGGGTCGGACACCATCTTCATCAACGTAAACAGCAGCCGTCCACATATCCGTATCTTCGGCCATGAGCTTGTGCATTCACTCCGTGCGTCCAACAACTCGACGTACAGAAGGCTGGTCAACTCACTGACACCTCTGCTCGATCAGGCTGGAATGCTGGATTACGCAATGGTCATGGGTAAAGAGGGAGTGAAAGATCCCGCACTGATTCTGGAAGAAGCCATCGGAGATATTGTTGGCGACAGATTCGGTGAGTCTGCCTTCTGGCAAATGCTGGCTGATGACAACCCAACGATGTTTGAGCAGGTTGCTCGCATTGTCATGGACTTCATTGACAATGTACTTGCGAAGCTGCGTGGAGACCAGAGCCTTGGCTCAAAGAATCTAGTGACAGATTTGAATGCTGTGCGTCGTGCAGTTGCTGATGTTCTCGGAAGCATACAGCAGCCGACACAAGAAGCCGCAGTTCAAGCAGAAGCAGGCATTCAGTTCAGCCGATCAAAAGAAAATGAGACCTTCTACTCTGCAATGGAGCGTGGATTTGAGTCTGTCAAACAAGCATCTATGCCTGCACAACAGTGGAAGGCGTGGCTTAATTCAAACAAGTCTAAGCTCGGTATCAAGAACGCTGAGATCGAGTGGACTGGTATTGAGGAGTGGCTTGATCTACAAGAAGGCAAAGTAGAGAAGCAGGACATTCTGAACTGGATTGCTGGCAACAAAGTCCAACTCAATGACATTATTCTTGATGGATCTGGCAAGTATTTAAGTGATGATGATATTCTTGAGATGTATTCACAAAGCACTGGCGAATACATAGAAGACATTACTCTGACAAGACAAGAAATGATTGATGAGATGTCTTTGCCTGAGTACATGCTCAAGGGTACTAAACACAACAGGGCAACAGGAAGAACTCCAACTGTTCTCCCTTATGGCAAAGACTACTTTGAACTTGTTCTGACAGAGCCATCAATAGCTCCGTACAACGACACGGATACGATTCACTTTGGTGACGTTGCTGGAGGAAAGCATATCGGCTGGATTCGTGCAAATATCAGAAAAGATACTGAAGGCAATGATGTCTTGTTCTTAGAAGAAATTCAAAGTCAACGTGCTCAGTCAGCTAGAGATGTTGGCATTGTTGATGGCAAGAACAAAGACATACCAAGTAACTGGACTGTTGAGGAATCTTTCGACAAGTACGGCAACTCTATGGGTTGGGCAGTTCTTAATGACAGCAAGACCCAAGTTGGCTTGTATGGAGACACAAAAGAAGAGGCAATTCAATCTGCATTGGCGAGCGGTGTACCAAATGCACCATTCATTAAAGAAACAAAATCATGGGTTGCATTGCTGATTAAAAGGGCCATTGCTTATGCACAAACAAAAGGCATAGACAGAATCTCTTGGACTACTGGAGATCAGCAAAATCAACGGTACAGGCTGTCTGAATCTGTTGATGAGATTTATTACGACAAATATGATAATGGCGCTTATGAGGTGTCGGCACAGAAGGATGGAAAAGAAATTGGCATTGGTTCTGGTCGCCTTACTTTGGGACGCATACGTCAAATCTACGGCAAAGATATTGCCAAGATGATTGAGGATGGATCTGGCGAAAAGACTGATGCAGGCGTGTCTGTTATTCGAGGAAAAAATCTTGATGCTGGCGGATCTGGAATGCGTGAGTTTTATGATGTCATTGTTCCATCCGTTGCCAGATCAATCATTGGGAAGTCTGGAACTGTTGATGTCATGTACGCCATCACTAGAGATCCATATATGGATTCTCCAATAAATGTGGTTGGTATTGGTGACGGCAAATATCAGTTGATGCGTAATGTTGATGGCGAAGAAACACCCGTCAGCAAAAAATTTGATTCTTTTGATGAGGCAAAAAATTCTCGTGTTTCAATGTATGCGGCTGAAGACATGGGGGCTACACCGCAACTTGGCTTTGTAATTCCTGAATCTCTGCAAGAGCAGGTCGCCAACGATGGCTTCCCAATGTTCAGTCGTCGCCGATACGAGGAACAGTTCTCTGACCTCGATGACAAAACAAAAGAGGCGGCCATACGTAAGGGCTACTACACTCCTCCGACAATCAAAGAGCGACTCGATCATTTGAAGCCACGCATATGGGATCGCATTATCCAAGGAACATTCGACAAGTTCCGTGCAGTAAGAGGCGTTAGCGAGAAGGCATACATGATGTTGCGTATGTCGGCTGGATCACAAGATGGTGCTGTATCTACACTCCTGCACTATGGTCAGGTGTTCGATGATGACGGCGCATTGAATGTGAAGAAGGGAACGAGTGGATTGCTCGATGTTCTGAAGCCAGTGGGTGGAGAGGTTGATCGCTTCCTGCTTTGGATCGCAGCTAACCGTGCCGCCAATCTGTCGAAGGATGAACGAGAGCGTTTCTTCAAGCCAGAAGATATTCGCATGCTTCAGAAGCTGAACATGGGAACCATGAAGGACGGAAGCTCCCGGGTCGGCGTGTACGCTGAGGCCCTGAAGAACATGAATGAGTTGAACAGATCTGTCCTAGATGTCGCAAGATCAACAGGGCTTATCGATGCTGAAGCATACAAGCGATTCTCTGCTGACATTTGGTATGTTCCGTTCTACCGCCAAATGGAAGACGACGGCAGCTTGTCTGCTGCTCAAACATCTTCTGGTGCTGTTGGTCAGTATCTGTCCAAGAAGTTGAAGGGTAGCGACCGCCCATTAAATGACCTAATGGAAAACGTCTTGATGAACTGGACGCACATTCTGTCCGCCTCGATGAAGAACAAGGCTGCGGTCGAAACTTTGAAAGCCGCATCAGACATGGGCGACATTGTCACCAAACTTCCTGCCCAGATGAAAGGCGCAGTGAAGGTAATGGAGGGCGGCAAAGAAACCTACTACCAGATCGATGATGAATTCCTGATGAACTCACTGACCGCAGTGGCTCAGGCTCCAAGTTATGGATTCTGGATGGACACTGCCCGTGGGTTTAAGACTACGCTGACAAGATTTATCTCCTTGTCCCCCACCTTCAAGATCAACAACTTGATTCGAGACTCAATCCAATCTATTGGCCTGTCTGAGCTGAGCAATAACCCAATGGGTAACGTCTTGCAGGGATGGAGAGCATACAAGGATGACCGAGCAGAAGCCTTGGCCGGTGGCGGCTTGTTCGCTATGGGCAACGCATTTGATGGAGACCAGTCCGCAGCCGTGAAGCGCCTGCTTAAGACAGGCGTGAACAAGGCTGACATCCTCGATACCAAAGAAAAGGCAGCGGCATTCTTTGCATCTGTTCAGGATAAGTACGACGAGCTGAGTGATGCATCTGAGAATGCCAACCGCCTTGCTCTGTACCAGCAACTCCGAGCAAAGGGTGCATCTCATCTTGAGGCATCGTATGCTGCCAGAGATTTGCAAGACTTCAGCTTGCAGGGTGGATGGACAGCAATCAGATACGCATCACAGGTTCTGCCGTACTTCAATGCTCGCTTACAGGGTATGTACAAGTTGGGTAGAGATGGCCTCGATCCAACCATGCAGGTACTGACCGGCAAGGCATCCGACACTGAGAGACAGAAGGCAGCAAAGTTTGCTACCGTCACTGGTGCGGTTGTGACTGTTGCCATGATCTTGTATCTGTCACAGAAAGACGACGACGACTGGAAGAAGCGTGAGGATTGGGATCGTGATGCCTTCTTCTGGTTTAAGTTGCCGGGCACAGACAAAGCCGTCCGCATTCCAAAGCCATTCGAGATGGGCGCAATCGCAACTATTGTCGAGAGGGCCTTAGAGCAGATGGTTGACTCCAGTGTAGAGGGCAAGGTCTTTGGGCAAAGATTGCTCCACGTCCTGACAGACAACTTTGCCATCAACCCAATACCTCAGGCTGTTCGCCCCATCTACGACATCGCTCGCAACAAGGATGGGTTCACTGACCGCCCAATCGAATCTATGGGTATGGAGCGCATCTCTGTCGAGAACAGAGTCAGCCCCGGAACATCAGGTGCTGCCGTTGCAATCGGTACGATCAACAGCATGTTTGCTGAGTTTGCGTCCAAGGTAACGGGCGGCGCAATCAACTCACAATCTGTTCAGTTGTCGCCGATCCAGTACGACTACATGATTAAGGGATACCTTGGTTGGGTCGGCACAGGAATCCAGACAGCGTCGAATGTGATGGCAACCCCATTCAAAGATGGGGCATCATCCAGATACGAGCGCATCGATGACTACTTGGTTGTCGGCAACTTTGTGAAGACCGTGCCACAGTCACAATCCCGCTACGTCACATCGTTCTACGAGAACGCCAAAGACATAGCGACGGCATCAGCAGATGTCAGTCACTTCCTAAATGCTGGGCAGTTTGAGAAGGCCAATGAAATCTACTTAGCAAAAGCTGATAAGCTGGCGCTGGCTAAGCTGTACAACAAGGGCACGAACATGATGTCATCCATCAGCAACCAGATCAAGATGGTTGAAGACGATAAGGTGATGACTGGCGCACAGAAGAGATTGGAGATTGAGCGGCTTCAACAGGTACGCATACAGATAGCGAAGGACGTTGAAGACGTTCGCATTTCCTCCAAGAAAAAATGAAGGAGTGCAGTAAGTCTATGCTTCGCAGAGTTCGTGATCCGAACTTTGTGAGGCGCTACTTTGTTGGCGACGGCATAGACATTGGTGGCAAGCCAGACCCCATCTCAGCACATAGGGATATGTTCAGTGGCATGGGTAAGGTGAGGGTGTGGGATTGGGATGATGGTGATGCTCAGCATATGTCTGGACTCGCAGCCGAATCCTTAGACTTCGTCCACAGCAGCCACTGCCTTGAGCATCTGGTCAACCCACGTCAGGGATTAAAGACTTGGTTCAATCTGTTGAAGCCAAGCGGACACCTGATCGTGACCGTGCCTGATGAGGACTTGTATGAGCAGGGCGTATTTCCAAGCACATACAACTCAGATCATAAGTGGACGTTTACTACGTACAAAAAATACTCTTGGTCAGACCAGTCTATTAACGTGACAGATTTGGTTGTTGGGCTGGGTGAGCTGGCCGAGGTAATTAAGATCGAGATGATTACTGAGAACTACCAGTACGGCACGAACAGAATAGACCAAACACTGTTCCCCGGAACAGAGTGTGCGATTGAGTTTATTGTTCGAAAGAGAACAGTTCAAGAGCTTGCCGACAGAGGAAGATGGAGGAGATCGATATGACCACATACATGGGATAGCCTGTCGCCCAGTGAGAAGGCCGCAACAAACAAGGCCAAGTCACAGGGCAACAAGCAAGGGAAGCAGTTCGTATCTCAGCCTAAGAAGATTGCTCAGAAGACGAAGGAGTTTCGCCGTTGACAGGTACATTCCGGTGGCGGTCAATCCACTCCGTTATGTCCTCACGGTAAGACTTCCATCTTCCGTTCTCATCGAACCGGAATGCGGGGATCTTCCCTGACACACACCATTGTCTGGCTGTTTCTGCCGTGACTCCAAGCATCTTGGCAATTTCACCAGCACCAATGATTTCTTTCATACGTCTAACTCTCCTTGCTCGCCCTCGGTTGCGTTCTCTACAGCAATCTGTCGGCTCAGTGCGTCAACCAATTCGTCTTGGCTTGCGACCTTGACGTTGATAATTGATCGGGCGACATGACCCAATGCTTGTGAACGATGTGATGCACGAATCAAACGGATAGTCTGGCCGTGTCCTACGATATAGATACGCTGCTGTTTCATTTACGGTTTACCTTTTTTGTTTCTCTGTATTCCCACATCCCAGCAAACGCTGGGAACATGAGGTCGAACAGTCGTGCCAAGTATGGACTGTGGTTGTTGTTGATCTTCCACTCGCTACCTTCTTCTTGGATAGCTGAGTGATGTCTCAACACATGAATGATTGTTCTGGCAGAGTAATGGGCGAACCCTTTGTGCCGAACCTTCATTGCTTCCCCGACGAATGCATCCCATACGTGGAGATTGTTTGGGAGCCACCCTATGAAATCATCACAGAACAGCTCCTCATTGTCTTTCATTACCTTGACAATCGGGTGCATGGTCAGAATGGCAGGTCATCGTCTATGTCTTCAAAGCCGCCTGCCTTGGGCGCAGGCTCCTTCTTCTCGGCTGGCTTGCGTTGGCCTCCGCTAATAAGCTCAATCTCCCCGACAGATCCAGCCAGTTTTACACTGTTGCTGCCGTCCTTTTTCTTGAACTCTTCTGTGTGTGGGTCATTGATAACGGCGTACACCAACTGTCCCTTCACCAAGTATTCAGCTAAGGCAGAGGCTCGCTTACCCCAGAGACTTGCATCTACCCACTGTGTTGGTCGATTGCCGTCTTCGGCTTTACGACCGTAGCCGTAGGCCAAGGACAGATTGCACACCGCTTCGCCATGCGGAGTCGTTCTGACTTCAGCGTCACGGCCAATGCGAAAAACACCAGATATATTTGCCATTGTTAATCCTTCAATTTAAAAAGAGTTGTTGCAGTTAATTCGAGCTTTGGTGGTTGGGATTTCTTTTCTCTTGGTGGCTCTACTTGGGCTACCACCCAACACCAAAAGTCAGCCAGCCGCAGATGCAACCAGTCCCAATACTCCTTCGATCTGTCAATCCTTGTGACAGCCATAACGTCGGGTGTCCAGACTACGAATTCGCAGTAGTCCCTTTGCGTGATTTCCATAAGCCCCTGCATTTGCGCCATGTAATAGGGCGGGACTTCTGGGTAGACAATTTGCGAATACGGGCACTTGACCTCACCCATCCCCTTATCCCCAACAAAAAAATCGGGTGAACCGCCAATCCAAGCCATCTCCGGATGGGGTATAAATCCCACCAGACTGACAGAAGACGCATCCTCAACGCACCTCTTGCTGTACTCAGCAACTGCCTCAGCCTCATGCTCCTCTCCCCAATGTGATGCAGGGTTTCCTTCAAATGGTTCTTCCAATCCCATGATTCTTCTCCAGAGTTGTTGGCGAGAACCCGGGCCGAGGCCAGCGGCCTGTCCGAAAGAGGAGGCTGTCAGCTTCCCCTCTCTGTCTTTGTGCCATTGCTCTGTTCGCTGGTGCGGGTTCATGCTTCTCCTTTGAACTGGAATGAATTCTTGTACTTGCTTGGCAAGAGCTTCTTTGCATCGACCAAAAGTTTCTTTGGTATTGGCTTGCCATCCAGATCGATGAGCTGGTCAATGATGCTGTAGGTCATGGGCAAGACAACCTCCACAATTACAGCGTCCACTGTTGCGTTGGCTAGTTGCACTTTTGCAGCGTCTAGCTGCATTTTTAGTGAATCTACGGCAGAATCTATCACTCCAGACCTTTCGCCAGTGCCTTGCAGAACTCCTCCGTCACAGCCTTCTCCTCGTCGGATAACAGAGCAAACTGTCCACGCAATGTCTCCTTGCTCTTGCACTCAGATAGTCTGCGCTTCAATTCATCTACCTGTTCAGCAGTCATCTTGGCCTTGATCTCTGGCTTGGCTGCGCCAGCCTTGGCCGCCTCTGCTTTGCGGTCATTGACGTACTTGTTGTCGTCGTACAGGCCGAGGTAGATGTCCGCAGAGAATCCCAGCATTGACAGAGCCTTGCCGATAGCATCTGTTAAGGATTTCTTGGGAGCCTCTTCGTCCGTGAAGTAGCCGTTCTTGTTCTTGCCGACGAAGGTGGTTTGGCCGAAGTGTTCGACCGTCCCGCTGCCGATATGGATCGGCGTTCCCTCCCCGTTCTCTAAGAAGATTGGGTAGGTCAGATGGATGCGAACAAAGTGAATAGTCTCGTTGGCGACCGCAACCTTGCGGATCTCTTGCTTTGTTAGTACACGCTCACCTTTGCTGTCGAGTGTCCATTCTTCGGTGACCTCTTCGGCAATGATTGGTGTACCCTGCATCAGTCCTTGTTCAACAATCTTGACAGACCAGAGGTGACCCATTGGCCCCCAAAGTTCTGTCGCTTTGCGGATTTGGTAGGTATGATTGATGGCCGTGCCTGAGAAACCACCGCCTCGGCTGAATGCCTTAACGTGCCGTGGGTCTGTTGTGCATGTGGCATTCCACACATTCAAGAAGCTGCTGTTGTTTACTGCGTCTGACATTTGGTTCCTTTCGTTGACAATGTGTAAAGCACTTACCTTTTAAGGTAGGCAAACTATACATGAATCGCCGATGATTGTACAGTGATTTGACGAATTTGTAAGCAAAGACCAACTAAACCAAATGGATAATGGTTTACCCCGCTTGCATTTTATTTCCCAATCAACGACACTCTCGTCCGCAGGGTAGGTTCTTGGTCGCTCCGAGGGCTGAAAGCACTGGTAGTTTTTTCCTTTCGACCAGTGTTCCCTGTCCCTTCGGGGTTTCAAAAGAAAGGCGAGAAAGGACTCCATGTTCAGTTATCAATTTCACATCAGGGACTACCTGACAAAGACAAGGCATCTCAGCCTGACCGAAGACTTGGCGTACCGTCGACTGATGGACGTGTACTACACAGAAGAAAAGCCACTACCTTTTCAACCGGAAGACTGCGCTCGGCTAATTGCGATGCGTGAGTATTCGGATGACGTTAACCGTGTGTTGCAGGAATTCTTCATCCAGTCGGATGACGGATGGAGGAACGACCGGTGCGACTACGAGATCGAGAAGTACCACGGTAAAGCTGAATCAGCCAGACGTGCGAACAAAGCCAAGATAGAAAAGAAAACTCTGAAATCAGAACTGAAATCAGAACCATTTCAGGACGCAACCCAGAAACCCAAGAACCCAAGAACCCAGAAACCCACACCTATCGTTGAGGGCTTTGATTCTTTTTGGTCTGCCTACCCACGCAAGGTGGCGAAGGCTGAGGCACAGAAATCTTTTAACAAGATCAGACCAGATACTGAGACGCTGAACCAGATGCTTGCGTCCCTTGCGAAGTCACGCCAATCTACAGACTGGCTGAAAGACAACGGCCAATTCATCCCATTCCCAAGTACGTGGCTGAACCAACGTAGATGGGAGGACGAATCCTCCGAGCAACCAATTCAATTTGAGGGAATGTTATGACCGACTTCAACAGACGAACAGAGATTGAGGACAAGCTGACCAGCCTTGAGGAAAGAATCAGTTCACTGCAAGAAAGACTGGACAAGTATTACGTGTCTGGCTGGAACAGTGCACTAGAGATGGCGGCCTTCAATATCGAGCATGGATTCGCCAAGGCATTTGGAAAGGACACTCTGTCCAGTATATCAACCTATATCAGGGAGATGAAGAAATGAAATTCAAAAAGAAGCCTGTGGTAATCGAGGCCACCCAATGGTTCAAGATGGGAGACCACCCGAAAGTTGTTATTGAATTTCAGGGAAAACCGATGCCGCCTTATGTCTGGACTCTTGAGGGTTTAATGCAAGTTACCCCCGGCGACTGGATCATCACTGGCGTGAAGGGTGAACACTACCCTTGCAAGCCTGACATCTTTGAAATGACATACGAGAGGGTTGAAGAGTGAATGTTGTGAAACCTCCAACACACAGAGGGAAGAAGCTAATAAAAATCAATGCCATCTCTCAGGCTCAGCTTATCAAAGCCATGCTAGATGGGGTCTACACCTGTCGTGAACTTGCTGAGGAGACGGGCTTGCATTACGTAACCGTACTTCAATACGCAAGAGAACTTCACGCTGCCGGTGCTGCTCACATCTGTGCTTGGGATAAGGACAGTAGAGGAAGAGATGTCATCAAGATATACAAGATTGGTGATGGCAAGGATGCCAAGCGCAAGAAGATGACTGCGGCAGAGCGTCAGGCGAAGAGCAGAGAAAGACGATTCAATATGGACATGATGCAAAGGATGGCGGCATGATGATTGAAATTGCTGTTTTGATTATTAGCCTTGTCTGGACTTACGTGCTTGGCTACGTGCATGGAGCAGAACAAGAGAGGAATAAACATGATTGAAGTATTGAAACAGGAGCCTGTGGCGTATATCAATGTTGAAAAACGCATACTTGAGTGGGCTAAATTAACAAGTTGGGAAACGCCAACAGTAGTTAATCTGCCAAAGATACCCCTCTACACTCATCCACCACAGCGCACAGAGCCTGTATGCCCCGAATGCAAAGCAGAAGTTCTTTATGAGTGCGTTGCTTGTAGTCGCAACAACTACCCACCACAGCGCACAGAGCCGCCAGATTGGTTTCCCGCCGTTGAGAATATTCTTAATGAATATGGATTGCAAGCAATAGATTTTGTTGCTGATTTTAAAGCAGCGATGAAAGACGCGGAAAAATCACAGCGCACATGGGTAGGGCTGACAGATGAGGAGATAGATGGAATTACTTGCGTCAAATGGGAAGAACGTGGACAAATTCGAGCCATTGAAGCCAAACTCAAGGAGAAGAACACATGAAGAGACCAATGCCTAGCGGAGCCAGTGAAATTCATGACTTACGTGTAAGCAAGAAGATGGTTCCGAACGAAATTGTTTTTGTATCAATGGTTGGAGATTTGGTGGATGGCAACTGGGTTGTTTATGTTGACATAAACAAAAACCCAGAAAGCTATGAGTGGATTTGGGCGGTCAATCTACAAATCTGTTTGGTTTACGACACATCTGTTCACCGTGACATAGTCAAGCACTATGCAGAGACAATCGCAAAAGCCAAACCGAATGGCGGCTACATCGCTGGCGATAATTTTCATGGCTATCTGTATCTGTGGAATGTAGACAAGCAAGCCGGAGCGCACCTAACTTATACACCTGAGATCAATGGAGACATTGAGCTTGGACTGACAACACATCCAGCAGAAGCCGTCTACAGAAGAGTTTATCCATACGAGATGGAATTTCTAAAAGGGGTAGACAGTGTCAAATGAAATGATCTTTACAGCAGACAGCATAGACTTTGCTGAATATGCGAGCGAGCCATACGATAAAGAAAAGATAGTTGCACCCAAGGCATACAGGGATGAGACCATCGCCTTATTGTCTGGCGGTGAGATGGTCAAGGGTGCGACGCTTCCTTGGCCGAAGACGCATGACCATATCAGGTTCAGGGCGGGAGAGGTCAGCCTGTGGATGGGCATCAATGGACATGGTAAGAGTTTGCTAACCAGCCATGTCATGCTGGACTTCCTTCACCAGAACCAGAAAGTTTGCATCGCTAGTTTTGAGATGAAGCCACGGGCTACGCTTGCTCGTATGTGTAAGCAAGCGGCTGGCAGTCCTTTGCCTACAACAAGGTTTGTAGATGGGGTACTTGAGCATGCAACCAATCGGCTCTGGCTATACGACAAGATGGGACAGACAGACCCCAATCATCTGTTGTCGATCATGCGGTACGCAGCGAAGAAACTTGGCGTACAACATTTCGTTGTTGACTCGTTGATGAAGGTAGTCAAAGGTGAGGATGACTACAACGGGCAGAAGAATTTTGTAGATAGCGTGTGTGCATTTGCTTTGGATTACAACATCCACGTACACATCATCCACCACAGTCGGAAGCTGGGCGACGAGATGCAGGTTCCGGGGAAGATGGATGCCAAAGGCAGTGGGTCTATCGTAGATCAGGTGGATCAGTGCTTTACTGTGTGGAGAAACAAACGCAAAGAGCAACAGATTCAGGCAGGTAAAGAGGTAGATGAGGGAACACCAGACGCAGTCTTGGTGTGCGATAAGAATAGGCATGGGGATTGGGAGGGTAGGGTAGGGTTGTTCTATCGATCAGGCGCATGTTCTTACTCGCAGTCGCCATCGCAGACAACGTACTACAACTACGACAGATACATGTCAAACGAAGGAGTAGAGATATGAATCCAATGCAGTTGGAATTACATGCAAAAGAACTTGCCGCCCAGCTTGCTGGCTATAAGGCCGCCGTTCACTCTCTGTCGTTCGAGCTGGAGATGCTCAAGGACAAGTCGAACAGATCAATTACCCACAAAGAAATTACACTCATCAGAAAGCATGCGCTGGATCAAGCATCGGAGTTTGTAATGGACTGGGGTGTTCCAAAATCCGGTGAAGACCTCGTTAATCTGTGCGACAAAATTAAAAAGCTGAATGAAAAGAAAGTCGACGCTGTTAACAGAGGGGCTGCGGTCGCATACGAATTTTTTGCAACCGAACACACTAGCGGAGTAAGAAAGTTATGAAAGACATCGCAGATCTTAAAGATCAGTTGCGTGAAGAGCAGCGCAAAAAGAACAGAGAAGAGATGCCGGAGATTGCTAAGTTAATGGATCAGATTAACGCAAAGTATCCCGGGTCAAAGTTAATCTGGGCGAAAGATTATGCGACAGGCAAGGAGATTGGCAAGAGATCGATTGAGAAGAGCGTGTTTGTAATTCCAGAAAACTATAGACCATCGGAGGTGACAGATGTACGAAAAGGCAGAAGCAAGACTCGCTGAGATGCGAGACAAGTCCGCACTGTTTTCAGAAGCAGTTGCAGAAAAGAACTACCTTGAAAAATTCAGGGAGTCACAGCTCGCAATCCTGATGAAAGAGTACGAGACCTTGGGGCACAAGACCTCGGCAGCGCAGGAGCGAGAGGCACGTGCTGACAACAGATACATTTCTGTTTTGGAAAGCCTGCGTACAGCGACAGAGATTTCGGAGAAGCTACGCTGGGAACTTGAGATCCTTAAGTTGGGCGTGGCGGTCTGGCAAACCACACAGGCGAACGAACGGATAGAAAGAAAAGGTTACGGGGCATGACAAACGCATTTGACTGGAAGAAGTTCACTGATGAGGAACACGCAAAGAATGGTGATCCATTCAAGGAGATTAAGCACAGCGCAAAGATAAGCAAGATGGTTACGAGCAGTGTTCAAAAACTACAGGATAAGAATCCTTATCACGGGACAATCATTGGGCTAAGCACCAAGGCTGATGAATCTATCTTTGCTGACAAGAGACGCAAGATCAACAGATCTCTCATCAAATGAAAGTCATTCCGCCATACCTCACATTCAAACAGGCACTGACCAACGGATACGTTGAGCGCATGGAGTCGCCCGTGTACACACGATGGGTAAAGACATTGAGATGCGTGAGTTGCAATGCACCGGCAGACGACCCACATCATCCGCACGGATCTGGGTTCAAGGGCATGGGCACGAAGGTTCCGGACTGGTGGGTGATACCCATTTGTCGCACCTGCCATGACGTACTGCACCATGATGTGCATGCGTGGGAGGATGAGCATGGTATGCAACTTGAACACGTAGCACTGACATTACTGCAAGCAATAAGAGAGGGAGTGCTTCACTTTGGAAAACAATAAGCCAGTGCGCCGATGCAGTTTTCTCCACTGCGAACATCCGTCTGGGTTCTATGGCTACTGCCTCGGACATGAGCCAGAGTTTGTTCGGACAGAATTCGACAGATTAGTGGCTTCCGGGGTGGCAAATCCTTCCCGGCCACCGTGCTACGAGAGTGATCGCAAATGGAAAGAGTACGTGGTTGCCTTCGTGTGGAGCAGTTCGACAGAGAGGAGATCGAGTGTTCGTATTGAACACTGCCGTGATTGCACCCCATCGTACAGGGATGAGCAGTATGCGCTCGGCAAGTGCGAGCATCCTGAGACAGTATTCGTCAGGCCAGATACCGCCAATGGCGGTGTGGTTGGAATACCGAATAACAATAAGAGAGACCCAAGAAGATGGGAACAGGCCATGATGGGAATGCTCGGGACTGTGGTTGCACTGCCAAGTACGAAGGCCATAGAGGAAGTGATGGAGAAGTACGAGTCGTCAAAGCGCAAGTCCGGTAGGCCGAAGAAGGAACAGACCGCATGATGCTGCCGTACCCGATTAGCACGAACGTGTACTGGCGAACATTCCGTGGGCGCATGGTCAGGAGCAGTGCCGCTGTTGCGTATAAGGATGAGGTGGGATGGATCGCCCGATCCAATAAGCTGGAGCTGTTCTCTGTTCCGGTGATGGTGATGTTGGTTCTCCACCCAGTGCGACCGGCAGATGCGGAGAAGAGAGAAAAGAAAGACAGGCTATGGGGATTGAGTGTGCGAAGGATAGATATTGATAACGCACAGAAGGTAGCGTTAGATGCGCTACAAGGGATAGCCTATGAGAATGATAGGCAGATAACGTATCTGTCCATTAAACTTGGACAGCCCATTGCAGGTGGTGGGCTTCACGTAACTATTGCAGAGGATAAGGACTGGGCATGAAGTTCCACAGTGTCGAACAGGCGATCAGGTTCTCATTCAATGTGAGTGAGAGGGAGGAATTCAGCCGAACAGATTTGCTTGGCACGAGAGGCACGAGTCAGGACGATCTATCGCCAATGGATCTGCATGCCCAAGCTGCGATGATCCAGTCGATGCTGAACAGATTACATCAGGTTGAAAGGGATTCGATTCTGTCAATGTATGGGAGGGGTCGGTCTAGGTCAGATGCGATAAGAGGTTTCGCTGATTACTTGTACCATCACGTGAGCGGTACTGTGCCTAGTGTCCGTGAGTTGCAGATCATTCTCATGCACTGGTCGACCAAGCGACCCAGTATCAGGAAGATTGCAGAGGAGAGGGGTGTGAGTTACAGGCAAGTCTGCAACTGGCGCAACGCTGTCCTACGTGCTTGGATGCCAGTGCAGATCAGAGCCATTGAAAGATTACATGGACAGATGTTTGCTGAAGGTGGGTTCGAATTAGTTCTTTGACTTCTTGGCGTAACTTGCGTCAGCCATTCCCTCAATCCAACCGTACTCGTATGCTCGGTCGCTGATGAGCCTGACCAAGTCCTCGTACTCTTTTAGAGAAAGCATGAGCATGAGTGTCCCAGTCTTTGGTCGGAATTCTTCCAACACCTTCTCGATGTAGACCTCTCTGTCTGTTGTCATAGCGGAACCTTTCTGTATGTAAGTCCGGATGCAGTTCGAGATGGCAGGTTGTACGCATCATAAGCACCAGTTCGCATGCATGTAGTTCGCAGTTCATGCCCCTCGTAAACGCCCCTTGCAAACAGATCATTCTGCTGTGCAAGCACAGTCTTTCGTGGTGCTTTGAACAATTTATCTGTCGCACCTAACTCGATCTTTGTATCGAGTCCTTTCTGCGTGAGACTGTAGATTGTGTCGGTAATCATCATGACCATACCTTTTGGTATCAGTTCATTCACAACTGCATTCTCTATCTCGACCACAGTCTTACCGGCAATGATGCCGGTCTTCTTAATCATTGCCGAACTCATGTTCCCTCTGCTTGCGAGCATGGACAGTACACGGTGAGCAATGCCACCAACTCTAATTTCATTTTCCATTTTGACTTCCTTTGCATGTATGAAAATAAGCCTCGTCTCTTTCGAGCCAGACTTGTTTGCACTTGGCGCAATACCAAGCGACAGATTCGGTCACGACTGTCCGTTTGTTTTCGTGCTGACCACGAATCTTCCCGAAGAATGTGCGAATCTTTTCAATCACCAGACCTTCCCCTTTCTTTTGTTGCGCTTGTATGTTGTTTCGCCTATCCAAATAGCCAATGCCCCAACGACAATGACTATGAATGCGCCCATGAATAGCATGAATATCACACCAATGAGATCGAGCATGGCTTCTCCTTGAGTTTGAGTGAGTTGCGAGGTATGCACCAGATTTCACGACCGTCTCCACAGTCCATGAGGAATGCGCCAGCGATGCGCCCAGCCTTGAGTAGCTGATGCACACGCTGACGTGAGACACCCATGATCTGCGATGCAACAGTCAGGGAGACATGACCCCGCTCTAAGCGGAGGTCAATCATTTATTTACCCTTCTCTTTCTTGAGTATCTCTGCAATACCGTCCACCTCCTGAGACACAATCTGTGCCGCCCATTCCATCAGCTCATTGGCTTTGTCTTTGTTGTCAAAGTCAAGGCCTGACGCATGACATGCTCTTGAGATTGTGCGGATAGAAAGCTCGGTATCCATCTCTTCGAGAATCCTTCTCACTCTCTTCGGCATATCTGTTTGCTTTTCCAAAAGCTCGATCACCATCTCCATCAACTGCTTACGCTTCATTGTGAGTATGGTCACCTCTACCAGTGCCGCATAGGATTCACCCTTGGTCTTGACGATGTTCTCCATCATGGAGAATGCTCCCTCGAATGGGTCTGGTTTCTTCTCCTGTTTGGATTCTCTCTGGAGATCGACAGCAATCTGTACCAGTACGCATGAGACTTGGCTTAAGCCACCGATGCTCCATGTCTTTATCGACTGAACACTGAGACCTTCGTCTCCCATGTATGCCTTGCCGTTCTTCCAGTTATAGATAGACGCAACTGTTCCATCGCTAAACTTAATGACCCAATGCACATCTACCTTACCCTTGTCGTAAGACAATGGCTTACCGAACAGAGAACAGATCTCCTTATAGGTTGCGTCAATGTTTCCAACATGTGATGAGCCGTTGGTTTCGTTGATGAGAGACTCTCTCTCGTTGTGTGTGATGAATTCCATTGTGTTTGCTCCTGTGAGTTTGTTCAAGCATTTATCCATACGACCTCCCCATTTACTCGTACCGGCATAACCCACTCGATGTCATTCACCAACTCTTCCAGAGTCATGGACGCATCAGCGGATTCGCCATTGTTCATGTCACATCCAATCACCAAGCCCTTACCTGCTAGTGGGTTAGGATAGAACCGATGCAAGAAGAACCTTTGGTCTTCTGCATATAGACCTTCGTCATCGACAAAGATGCCATCGCCCTTTGCATTGAGGCGAGCGACATCGAATGTTTCTGCGTCGATCAACTTGTATATCTGGTGAAAGTCACCAGAGTATTCGACTTGCTTAACCGTCTGTTGGAACGGGTCAATTAGAAAAGCTCGCATATGATTTCCTTTCAGTTAGCGAAGAGAACAAAGAATGCAACAGGCATGACCACGATGAGTAGCACACCAAACAAAAGATCTGACAACAAATCCTCAGCCTCATCATATCTATCGACAGGATGAGGAGCGTAAAGTTTCTGAGCCAGATCATCTTCGGGAGTCCATCTGTTGACAGACGGGGCTTGGTAATCAGCATCAATGCTGATGTTTCTTTCAGACGAGGGAGTCATTAGATTTTCCTTTCTGGTTACATGCTTGTCTTACCTTGGCTACCACTGCGAGGAGTTGCTTGTCGCCCTTGCCTTTGGATTCGAGCAGATTGCATACTGCATCTAAGGCAGACATCATTTCTTTGGGTGCTTGCTTGTTCTCTTTGAGAGCGGCATCTGCCACCTTCTCAATCATAGATACCACACCGCTTACAGTAGCCAATTGAATGCTTTGCATTGTCATCTTTTTTCCTTTTGAGTCGTTTCTTTTTTCGTTCTAATCTGTCGTTTGCTTTATCTTTAGAACGCTGCTTTCCAACTTCCTGAAGTTGTTGTGCCGTGAGTTGTGTATCAGGGGTAAGCAGGTTCACGCCAACACCGGCCATCGCCAGTGTCAGCACCAACCTACCTACTACCTCATGTGGGCTGAGCCACATTCTTCTCACCCATACGGTCGATGATGTTCATGTAGTGGATGAGCAGATCACCCAACCCCGCTTGATGCTTCGGGTGTAGATAGGATTCTGGAAGTCTCCAGAATGGATTGAGACCAAGCCCGATGGCGGTATCTGTCAACAGAATCAGGCCGACCACATGCTGAAGACCCCTGCCGTGCATTTGCAGTGGAGTGTCAGCTAATCCTAAGTCACCGAACACCATGCGGAATTTGTGCATGAACGCAGTGTTGTGCTTGAGTTCTCGCCAGTGTTCATCGCTAACAGCGTCAGCTATCGCCAGTGTTTTCGTCGGGTCGATGTTGACAGTGTCCTCTCTGTCGTTCTCAATAACCTGTGTTCCTTCATGGAACAAAAGGTTAATGGGCTTGTCTGTCTGCACTTCGCTCAACTTGATGTGTGTCATAGCTCCTCCAGTGTTTCGAAAATTTCCATGTCGGTATCGATGTGAACAGATTGACCATCTATCTCGATGACGCACCGCATATGGAGATCACAAAGCACACCACCGGCATGCTCATGTGGCATCGAGAAAAGCACGGGGAATTTATCCGATGCCTTCGTGTTCTTCCAGATCAGATCTGTTTCGAGTTGTCTGTTGTAACCCCTCTTCTCTGCGAGAAGGGACGCAACGATGAGTTGCGCTTGAGAGAAATACTTCATTCCTCAATCCTTTCAAAGTCATAAGTGAACCGTTCAAAGCTATGCTTTGTGTCCTCGATGAACCCCGCAACGTCAGCCATTGGGAAATTCTCGACCGCCCCCCACACGGTGACGGTCTCAGCGCACCATGTGTTCTCGGGGTCTCGCATAATGTCCAGCACCTCATCGAATGAGGCATCCTCCGGATACTCTGTCAGCCACTGTGACAGAGCGAATCGCTCTGATGTTTTCATAATCTGTCCTCCAGAAAGTCGGCCACACCGACACGGTTGCCGTTGATGTCACGGATAATGACCACGTCACTGGCCTTCATAGGCTCGGGCTTGTTGGTCAGTTGCTCAATGAGAGACTGCAAGAGACGAATAGTCTCCCAATCTGTTTCGTTCTCAGCGACATGGCTTAAGCCAAACATGATGTTTACTCGCATGATTCCTCCTGTGGTTCGAGAATTGTTTCTGTGTGAAGCGTTATCCATGAAGAGTAGTGACTCTCATACTCATGACCCATGTCATACATGGGATAGGCTGTGATTTTGTAGACAACAGAACCGTCCATCTGTTCCTCTTTCCAGAACTCTATGTCCCATGTGTCGGTGTAGTATTCTTTGTCGCCATAGCCATCCATCTTGATGCTCAGCATCAGCCACTCAGACTCTCTGTCACTCTTCGGGTCTCGCACATCTGACTGTGGATAGCCCCTGCGGTTGATCTCATTCAACAAAGCCAGCTTCACTGGCTCTGTATCCCAGTTAAAAAAAGCACTCATATCTGTCCCTTCTCTGTTGGTTCGGCGTTAACCCAGCCAGTGTCGCCACAGGCAAAGCATGTATATGGTCGGCCTTGCTCATCCAATTCCGGATTGCATGGGTCACAGCATGGACACTCGACCTTTGCGTTGTCACTCACCACGGTGAGATCGAACACCTCGCACTCCCCATCGGATTGCTTACATACGAAAGGTGCATCGAGCATCATTCGCTTTGCTTGCTCTTCGCTTTCAGCGTCGATGGTTACTTGTTGGTAGTACCGAAAGACCACCGTCCCTTTGTAGGTTTTCATATTCGCTCCTTATTTGTAGAACAAACCCCAAATCTGTTGCACTGTGGCATGACCTTCGGTGTCATTCGCACCCCATTTGCTGTACTCTTCGAGAGCCTCCTCGATTTTTCCGATTGCCCCACCTTTGGTGAAGTTATTCAGTGCAGTAGAGACGGCTTGATTCAAGCCGAGAGCAGCATCATCTCTACCATCGATGTGATAAAGCGCCCAGTCATCCGCTGTCAGAGACAGGTAGACAACCTTTTCAATGTAAACGTGATCGCTAATCATGTGTTTCCTTTCGTGAGTTGCGTCGTCAGTCGGTGTATGCAGTAGAGCGCATGACTGGCATGTACTCTTCGTTATTCTTGAGCAAGCTCAAGAAAATCTTTGATTGGTGGCGGATAGATCTGTTCGTCTGTCGATGAACATACTTGCCCCAAGTAGTTGACCGTCCAGTCCGACATGCAAAGCATGAACAGCTTGGATGCTCGTTCTTTTTAGCGTTTGACTGCATGAGTTTCCTTTCATGTGAAGCGGGATGCTTCTGGGTATGCACTCGATTGAATGCACACTCAGAAGAGCAGGGTCGCCCCTGCCATTCCGTCACGCTACCTGCTGTTCAGGGTTGGCGATCTGTTCGAGAACAGATTTCAACCATGCCTCGGCTCCGGTTTGATTCTTAACCGGAGGTTGGATGATTGCATTCTGTGGTATCGGCAGATGCTTGATTGCCTTGGCAATCAGCGTGTTGTCCGAGTGACCGAGACTGCCACGTGTTTCCTTGCCTAGTTGGTCATTCGACCAATAGATTCCGGCAAACAGGGAGGTTCTAAAGAACCCTGCCAGTCCGGTGAGAGCCGCCAATCTGTCCATGTCCAGAGGAGAATCCTCTGCCTTGATTTCGACAAACTGTGTCAGGTTCTCGTACCCTTCGATGGACACGTCGGATGCACCTGCCGCACCGTAGATGGCTACAGAGTAGCCCGCCTTGGTCAGCTCGTCAGCCAGTCGCAGACCGGATGCCCCTCTCCAGAACAGTTGTTCTGAGGTGACGTTGCAGTTTCCGGCAAGGTCGATCACAATCGAGACAGATCGGACAGATGTTCTGTTCTGTCGCTTGGTTCTAGACCAAGCCCTGCTTACGTCGCCACGGTACACGGCCTGCATGTCAAGCTCGTCGCCTTGGTCTGCCTTGACTCGACGACGACGGATGCTTGTCGGTTCGGGCAATTCCCCAAGGGGAATCTTGTCGATTCGCTCGACTCCGGCTTGCCAACCTTTGGTTAAGACCTTGCGGAGAGCATCGACAGATGGCACACCGAGCCATGCTGTATCAGCCTTACGGCTGAAGTGGCTGAGACCTCCGGTCTTGTTGCTCTGGCTTTTCCAACCGTCGGCATTGAGAACAGATTCGGGTTCGGTGACGCTGTCCCAAAGGACAGCAGTCAGACTGTTGGATTTATCATAAATGCGGAGCATTTCAGACCTCTACTTTCTTGATTTCGTCGGCTGACCAACCTTCAAAGAAGGTCGCTTTGATCTCCTCGACTGTCTCTCCGGCCTTGAGCAACTTCGTTGCATCGAGGAGGAATCGAGTTGACATAACTCGACGGAGTCGAGCTTCATTGATTCGTTTACGAATCGCCCAACCCCAAGCCAACAGGTCAGGGGCTACGGACTTTCTCTCGAAAGTCTGGTCATAGTCGAGGGAGATAACACCGGCACGGAATCTGTCCAGTGTCGACTCATCGAGTCGTTCACGACCGGCATAAGTCTGGTTTGCTCCAGTACCGAAGGTATTGGCGGCGGCAATACAGACGAAGTCTGGATGACGTTTGACCAGTGACGCTCCCTTTCTGATCGGCAAAAAGAACGATCCATTGGCGAGAGCCTGATTCAGAAACAGCAAGGTATTGCTGTCTGCACCGTCGACTTCGTCGAAAAGGAACACACCGCCCTCTTCGTACATTCTGACGAAGTCAGATGTAAGGTACTGGAAAGAGCCACCGTCAGAGGGAATCAACCAGCCCTGAAGGGCTGACTCTGACATTCCGGCAGTACAGGAGACAGATGCAAACGGTCTACCAAGAGCTTCAGCTACTTGGTGACCAAGGTGTGTCTTACCGCATCCGGCAGGGCCAACTAACAGAATGTTGATGCCGAGAGATGCTCTGGTCAGAATTTTCTTAAATTCTGGTCGAGTGTGGCCTTCCACTTTGTGGGCTGAACCGTCAGGTCTAACGACCTCGATTTTGACAATTGGACTATCGTCCATTGCTTTTTTGACTTCGGCCATGACAATCTGTCGGACAGTTTCCTCATCTACTGTCGGAGACAGTAAGGCTTGAAGAGCCGCTAAAGCGGCAGTCGCATCAGCCTTGGGAGCCGAAGGCTTGGTAGTAGGTGGCACAGGGCGACCCTCCTCTGAAATTGCAACCCCTTTAGGGTTGACGGTTGGGATGCCGTTTGACATGGCATCAGTGATCTGACCTTCGGAGAAGGCCAGTAGTAATCTGTCGATCAAGTCCAATTTTTGGACGGTCTCGAAGTTGAAACCTACGGTTCCACCGTTGAGGTGGCGAAAAATCCAGAGGATTTCGGGTTTGGAGAGGGAAACGAGAGAGTCACGCATGGGATTTCCTTTCGAATGCAGTGAGTTGCGATGAACCGGCTTAAAGCCGGAAAGTAGGACAGAGCGTCCAGTGCATAGCAGTCAGAGACTGCCATACCGTTGAAACTCTGTTGAGTGTTGACAGACTAAAGTCTGTAGTTGATCTCGATGCTCGATGCAACCTCTTCCTTAAGGGAAGCTACCTGCATGAAGTCGAGGCCTCTTGGACACAGAGCAAAGCTCTGAACCGACCCTTCGGTGTTGTGTTGTTGACGGTTCCCACCGTGCTACAACTCCTCCGGAGTCCGACGCTACATCCCGCCGTTGGGGTCGAGAGACAGGTTCAGAGCGTCACCGAAGGATTTTGCTTACTCCCTTCTACGAAGGGTCACAGCCTATCTGTCCTACGGTGCTTTAGCACCTACTGAGTCTGCTTTCGGTTTGTTGCCGAATCGACGATTTGAAGTTGACCAGAAAGTTGATGCTGTGTCAAGTCTTTTTTTCGTTTTGGCCGGTATTACTACGTAAAAAAGTTGAAAATAGGTGTTGTTTTGGGGTTGAGCCGGAAGTTAAGCCGGAAAAGCCTTTGACCCAACGTCCCACACACGACTCCAATAGGAGTTCATGTAGGTGATAAATAGGCAGGGATAGTCAACACGTGCATTATGCAAGGCATTGAAATGATTGAGATTTTGGGTATCGGAAAAAGAAGTTTCAGTAAATCGCACACGTTTCCGTAGGAAATACGCACATTTACCCCGATCAGTCCACCACACAATGCACCCCTATCC